ATTATATACATATACTTAGAGTGATAAATTTTGGGGAAGATACCCTTCCCCAGGGCTGCCCCAGATGCCCCACAATGAAGATTTGTGATTGCATGATTCAATGTTTATGATATGATTCAACATAGATTTGTTTGATGAAGGGGGTTGATGTGTATCTTGATAAGTACGGAAAGAAGAATGCGGCGCTGTCTTCGCTTGCGGCTATCGCTGTTGGGGAGATGGTAACTTATGATGCAAGAAAGTTTGGCGGCGTTGTGAGTTTAAGGAACGCTATTAACTACTTCATGCGCAGGAACCCTGATTTAAAATTTTCCACTAAATCCGGATATCCTGACAAAGAGACCATTTACGTGAAAAGGATTTCATGATGATTACAGCACAGGAAATCTTCAATCAGGCAAGAGAGGCGCACACCTCTGCGGCGCGCGTCGCCATTCACCATGGCATGACACCAAGCCATAACATGTGGCCGGAAATCAAGGAAGGGCAGGAGAAAGATGTAACATACTCAGAGATAGAGCTTACCAGTGACAACAGGAAAGACCTGATAACGCGCTACTCAGTTGCAGCGGCGAGGGCTGTGCAATTCCCCGTTAGCACATCATTCATGCATTTGCTTGGCTGCGTAGCCAGCGCCATGACGCGAAATTTTAGCGTTGAATACTACGGTTCTGAATTGCCTGTTTCCTTGTACGTGGTGACGTCGCAGCCACCATCAGCTGGCAAGACAGCCATAAACTCAATGCACATGAACCCGATAAAAATTGAGTATGACAACCTGTCAAAAAAGATGGAGAAGGAAATTGTAAAGATAAATATTCGCATTGAAGACCTGATGAAGGCTTACAAGGAAGCGACGAATCAGAACGCGAAGGCCATAATCGGAGATGACATTGCAAAAGAGAAGGAAAAACTGGAAAGTCTTTACACCATCACATACCCGTTAACTGATGCAACGCCAGAAGCGGTGCAGCACCAGGCAATTCATGAGGGTGGTTTTTTCAACCTGATAAGTGATGAGGCAAGTGTTTTAAATACCTGCCTTGGCCTTTCGTATGGCAAGGATGGAGGTAAGTCTAACGCCGAGGTCATCCTGAAAGGATGGGATGGCGGTTTTGTTGGTTCAGCTCGCGTTGGTCGTGGTGTTTCATCTGGCTATGTGCTTGGTAACATCAGCGTCATTGCGCAGGATGAAAGTATTGATGCCATTCTGTCGGCTGGCGACAGGGGTAATGGATTGTCAGAGCGATTCCTGATGCTTCGTGAACAGTCGATGTTGGGTTATCGTGAGCATTGGGATGTTGAAAATGATTGCCCGGTAAGCAAACCAATGCCGCAAGAATTAAAAGCTGAGTATGCCAGATTTGTGCATAACCTTGTGGCTGCTGAGAAGGTTGTTTTCTCTCTCGCTAAAGAATCTCAGCGTATGATTGGACTTTTGCGAAACCAATGGGAAAAGAATTTCCTGCCAGGTGGTAAATGGGATCACGTTTTGCTTCGTGGCGCCATGGGTAAGGCTGACAAACAGATAATCAGGCTTTCAGCAATATTCCATGCCGCTGAAAACTGGTGCGATGGCGGTCGTCGCTCAAAAATTATTGGTGAGGAGCATATAAGTCGCGCCATAAGCGTTTATGATGCACTAACAAAAACATTTACCGACGCCGTTGAGTCAAATGGATACGCTGGCGAGAAATCTGAAATTGATGTTGTTGCTGAAAAATTGCGCACAGCTGCACAAAAAGGAAAGACAAATGTCACGGTAAAATGGCTGTATGATTCACTAAAAAACGTTAGACCATTCAAGGGCATACCGCATATTTATGACAGACTCAAGTCAAACGTTTTGCCGTCTCTTGAGGAAGATGGGTATTGCGTATTCCTCAATAACACTGTTTACCTGAATCCGAGGCTGAAATGATGAATAGACCACAAAGAAGAGTTGTATGTGCAGCAAATAAATATGATTGCGACTATGGTGGAATTGATATGATTTTTATAGGCGTTAGGCATTTCTGTCCTATAATGAGGCAAAACATGGAGCCACATAAGGATTTCATAAAACGTGAATCTGAAGTGCAGGGGTTCATTGACCAATTCGGTGTGTTTATGGACAGAAAAGAGGCGCTACAAGTCGCGCGTGAGGCTGGACAATTGAATATAGCCAGAATCAAAACGTGGCCTGATAATGAGTTGTTTAGCGAAGATTTGTATTGAACAAAAACCCTCCATCAGGAGGGTTTGTTTTTTAGTGCTTCAAATAGTTCTTCTGGTTTATACAGCCTTTTTCTGATGGCGCCGCTGTAACGGATATCCTGACCATCATCAGTAATCAGTATCGGAAGACCCGCATTCTCTGCGGCGCATACCTCGTCGAATTTATTATTAATGATGCAGCGTAGTTTGGCTCGCTGCTCATCGCTCACATTGCGCACAACTTCCCACATATTCTCAGGAGACCAGCAGCACCAGATATGAGCACCGGTAAGCCGATGCGCTCGCCAGGCATCTAAGTAATTAGCCACCAGGTATGTCCATTCTGTCTTATCTCCAATCGGTGTAACGGCGCCTCGCGTAAGTCTTCCGCGAGTATACTCATGGCTGAAACCAGCGCGAAATGACACGCTTTCATCGTCTGCCAGAAAAGCCACGTTGCACGGCGTCATGGTTCCAGCCATATAGAGCGGTATCGCTACCAGTTCACCGGTTTTGCCGGTTATGGTGTCGCCTCCTGCTTTTTCCATGATGACCGCCACTTCTGCCTCTGTCAGGTAGTCAGAAGCATGGTTGACCTTCGGAAGTTGCTTTCTAATCGCCTCAAGTTTTTCGCGTGGGTGCATGTTAAGAAATCCGGCCAGTGCCTCCATTGACTCTGGGAACGTCATTCCTGACAGCTTCATTAGCCATGTTATTCCGCTCCCGTTTCCGCACTGGTTGCAGATGGCGCCGCCGTCACCTTTGTAGTCAAGGTGGTCATCAAATCTGAACCGATCATTGCCGCCACAGCTCGGGCATGGCTGATGCTTGCCATTGAAAATTCTCATGTCGACATTAACTATCGACATGATTGCAGCCTGCCAGTTTCCCACCATTAAAGGCTCTATATCCTTCCAGTCGTATCGCATAATTTAACCTTGATTATTGCCGTAGATTCAGTCTACTATTGTGACGTAGATTGAGCAACACAAAGGTGGATGAAGTGCAAAAAATTGATGCAATGATTGCTGAACTGGATATGGATAAGCTGCGGTCTAGCATAAATACCGGGGAAATTGAACCTCGCCCCTATCAGTGGCTGGTATATGAAAAGACAGCGGAGGTTATCCGCAAGTTTGGTAAGCAGCCAAAGCCAAGTTATGTTACCGCGTCAGTTGGCGCTGGCAAGACCATCATGATAGCCATGATTGCCCGTCGATTTCAGGATATGGGGTGGGAGGGGCTTGTCATCGCGCGACAAGGCGAAATTATTGAGCAGGATGCAGAGGAACTCTGGAACCTGAGCGTAAAAAACTCTCTGTTTAGCGCTTCACTTGGGCGTAAAGCATATTCCTATCCGCTTATCGCGGGAACGGAGGGGACCATAATTAATGGACTGTTTGATAAAGAAATAAAAGGGAAAGGCATAAAATTTGCTGGAGCTTTTTCTGTTCGCGGAGAGTGCTGCTTTAAATTCGATAAGAAAAATCACGCATCAATGGTTGCGCGTCTTTTTGATAATCTTTTTGATAAAAAAATCAGCGGCATGCTGAATGAATTTTGCCCAAGATTTGCGCTTGTTGATGAGTGTCATCAAGTTGACTGGGAGGATGTAATTAGTGAGAATCCATCTTCTCAATATGGAATTATTATTAATGAGTTAAACCGCAGATGCCGCGAAAGATACGGTCACGACATCATAATTATTGGCTATACCGGAAGCCCATTCAGAGGAGTGACATCAATAAAAGGTGGATTCTGGAAGCATGAAATTGTCAATATCAGCACAAAATACCTTGTCGATTTAGGGTTTCTGGTGCCGACAATTTTCGGCGGACAGGATATCGAAGACCTGCAATATGATCTGCATGAGTTTGCCAGTAGTGACGTTGACGGCGTGCAGGATTTCACTGATAGCCAGCTAAAAGAGATGCAGGAAGAAATCCTCAAGCAGGGTACATTGACGCAAAAAATAATGCTCAAAGTCATGGAGCTTACGCGCGACAGACTAGGTGTACTCATTACCTGCGCCGGTAAAAAACATTGCAAGGAGGCTGCAAAATACTTACCAGAAGGCAGTTATTCCATTGTTACCGAGGATATGGGGCAGAAAGCCAGAAGGAAAGCGCTGAAAGATGCGGCAACCGGGCGCAAAAAATACACGCTGCAAATAGGTTGCCTGACGACTGGCGTCAACATCCCATATTGGGATACGTCTGTCATTCTAAGAAAAATAATGTCCCTGACTCTTCTGACGCAGTTGCTTGGCCGACCAATGCGCCTTTTAAAGCCTGACCAGATTGCCGCAGGTCTGGTGAAAGAAAACCATCTTTGCCTTGACTTCACCGGAACCATGTTCGAACTTGGTGGCCTGTATGAAGACCCTATTCTTGAGGAAGCAGAAGCACAGCGCGCCAAGCGCAGCGGAGAGCAGGTGCCATGCCCTAAATGCCAGACGATGAACAGCCCATATGCACGGCGTTGCATCGGTAAAGACTCAACGTCGCCAGACGGACGATGCGAAGAGTTTTTCAGCTTCATTCGCTGCGGTTTCGACAAGCACGGCATCCGTATTTTTGATGGTGGTTGCGGAACAAAGAACGACCCGACAGCTCGTTATTGCCGTCATTGCGATCACGTTCTGCGAGACCCTAATGCGGCGCTTAATGAGCGCGCTTATACCGATAAAGAATGGACAGATGTGCAAGATTTTAAAGTAGAGTTGACCAAAGACGCTGAGGGGGTTCTTTATCGTTATCTGGTGGTAAAAGCTGATGGCAAGACAGGTTGGGCAAATGAGGTGTTTTATCCTTTCGGAGGCAAGCAAAAGCACCTGCGTGACATGTTTAAAATGAAGGCTCTGCTTCCGCACCTGGAAGATAAATCAATGATGAAAAAAATGATGGATTGCCATGATGCGAAGACATTTATGCATTACGCCGGGTTAATCCGAGCACCTAAGCGCATCACGCATCGCTTTAACGATAAAGGGCGCGATATCATCCACCGCAAGGATTTTGTTGGAGAACAAATTGAAGCAGCTTGATAGCGGTATATGGGTATTCGACAGCGGTTATCGTGGAGAATGCCCCAAAGAAGAGACCGACCAGATGGCATATGGCCTTTGGATGCAATACCGATTTCCTGACGTTCTGTGGTTTCATGTTCCTAATGAGACAGGCACAAAGAGCGGCCCTCAATTTGTGGAAAAACGCCGCAAGATGGGCGTCAGGAGTGGAGTAAGCGACAATGTAATACTAACCCACGGCGCTAATCATAAATGCGGCCTGATTGAGCTGAAGAGGCGTGATAAGACAAAATCAAAAGTATCGCCATCACAGATTAAGGTTTTGAAAGAGGCTATCGCAGAGGGTCATTTTGTCGCCATTGCTTATGGTCTTGAAGAGATAAAAAGAGCGACGTTATTCTATTTTGGGCTTGATGAATGACGTGGTTTGATGTAGATTGCTTTAACAATAAAAAAGAGGTGATGAATGAAAGTTTATTTAAACAACGAACTCAGCAATGAGCAGTACCACGCTGACACCGAGCACATCAACGGCTCTGGCCTGTGGAACATCTATGATCGCTGCCCAGCAGCATGGCGCTACAAAGACGAAGAAGATGAGCAGTCAAAGGCTCTTGTCTTCGGTACTGGTAGCCATACGGCGCTGCTTGAGCCTGAGCGCTTCGAAGCAGAATATGCACGCATGCCAGTTGTCGAAGATTTTCCTAAAGACAAAGATGGCAATCGCACGGTGCTGGTAACTGCTTCCGATATGAACTCATGGGCGAAAGAGCGAGGCATCAAGGGTCTTTCAGGCAAGACTAAAGCCGAGGTGATTAAAATTATTCAGGCCACTGGCGAGCCAGTGCTGATTTACGATGTTATCCGTGAAGAAGCAGAGAAGGCCGCTACTGGTAAATCAATGTTGGAAGGTAATGACTATGACGCCATCATGCAGATGCGCGCCGTAATCCATGCAAACAGCTATTACAGCAGCCTGCTTTCTGGTGCTTATTCCGAGGTGTCAATTCTCGGTGAGTTGCTTGGCGAGCCATCAAAAGTACGCTTTGACTGCCTTACTCGCGGTGGCGATATCATCGACTACAAAACAGCGGTTAGTGCCAAGCCTGATGAGTTTTTCCGCCATGCTGCTCGGCTAGGGTACTTTATGAAGATGGCAATGCAACACGATATGTTTGTCGAGGCTTATGGGCATGCGCCTCGCTCGGTAAACCTTCTGGTGCAGGAGAAAAAATCTCCATTCATTCCTGCGCTGATTCGTCTGACGGATGAGCAGTTACGCATTGGTCGCATTCAGCTGCGCAGCGCGATGGAAATCTATAAGGCATGCAAAAAAGCCAATTCATGGCCCGGATACTCAATGGGTAATCCGGTCATCGAAATGGAAACTCCAGAATGGTTCAAAAAGCAATTTAACCTGTAATTTATAGTAAATGAGGTGAAGTGATGAAATTTTCAGAACAGAAAGCAAACCTGATTAAGGCTCTGGTAGAGGCGCGAAAGGTGATGAGCAGCAGCGCTAAAAAGAACGCGCAAAACCCGCACCTTAAAAGCAACTATGCTAACCTTGAGTCATTCCTGAATGCCATCAGACCAGCGCTTGAGGCCAACGGTCTTATCATCATCCAAAACGCCATTGAGAGCGATACGGTTGATTTTTTGAAGCTGGAAACAACAATAATGCATGAGTCTGGTGAATACATGTCTTCAGTCATGCCAATGCCGGTTGCCAAGAAAGATGCACAGGGTTATGGCTCTGCAATGACTTATGCGCGCCGCTACTCTATTGCGTCTATGTTCGGTATTGCGCAGGCTGATGACGATGGCAATGCCGCGCGGAAGTCTCCTAAAGATGCAGCCGCACTCATTCGTTCAGCAGCAAGTATGGATGAGCTTACTGCTATTTATGGTGAAGAATACAAATCATTCCGTGGTGATGACGCTGCCACTCGCGTAATCGTCGGCGCATACCAGGAAATGAAAGCGAAATTCATTGCTGGAGGCAGTGATTTCAACCCGGCCAAACTCCAGAAAGCAGAGGCGCCTGCGCAATCTGCAACCGAAGAGAAGCCATCAACATCTCAACAGAACATCGAAAACTTTTAAGGGTAAATTATGGCATCTCGAGGAATCAACAAAGTAATCATTTTGGGCACTCTCGGACAAGACCCGGAAGTTAAATATATGCCTTCTGGCGGCGCTGTGTGCAATCTTTCTCTGGCAACATCAGAACAGTGGAATGACAAGGCCACAGGTGAGAAGAAAGAGCAAACTGAATGGCATCGCGTTGTTATCTTCGGAAAGCTGGCAGAGGTGGCTGGCGAATACCTGCGCAAAGGATCTCAGGTATACATAGAGGGTAAATTACGCACTCGAAAATGGACAGATCAAAGCGGTGTTGAAAAATACACTACTGAAATTGTCTTGCAGCCGATGAACGGCGTTATGCAAATGATTGGTGGTAAATCAAGTGATAATGGAAACCAACAATCACAGCAGCGGCAACAGTCAGGAAGCAATCAGCAATCAGGGTGGGATAAACCGCAGCAACCATCAAATACACAAAAACCACCGGCAAACGAGCCGCCGATGGATTTTGATGATGATATTCCGTTTTGATGAAGAAAGGGCCATTCGGCCCTTTTTGTTATCTCATTGTCATTACACGATATATTGCATCTTTTATTAAATACCCTCCAGTAGCAGGGGCTGGATGTATTCCGTCAGAAGCAAACCATGAATGCGTAGAACCGTATGCATAATCTGCCGCATTCTCTCCGAAAATGTATTGCAGGTTTATAAATGTGCAATTAAGATCTGCGGCTACCGTTCTGGCTCTGGCGGCCATTGAAGCCATCGATACCGGGTTGTCAGTTCTTTGGTTCTCACACGGCATGACAAACAGGATATCAGCGCCGGGCAATGTCGCCCTGATGCGGGCGATAAAGGAGCGCAGGTTAGCCTCAAATGCAGTAGCGCCACCAGTTATCCTCTGGTCATTTGTGCCGGTAATAATAATCACCGTATCAAGAGCTAATTCTGTTAAAGCCTTGCCAAAATCAGTAGCGTCCATAGATAACCATGATGCAAGACTTGAGCCAGACGCACCTAGCTTATGAACGCGAACGCCGGCCCCTGTTCCTATTGGTTTTAATCCGCAAAGCGAAACTGTACCAGAAACGTTTTCTATATTTAGAACGTTAGACGCATTTACGGTCGCTGGCGGGTTAATATCGACAAAAAGCAATCCACTACCTTGCACGTTGAGCGTCGTCCACGCCCCTCCATCCCAGTTATATCGAATAACACCGTCGCTTGTTCCGACAAATCCAAGGCGGCAGGTTGACCACCCGCCGTCCGAGGTGCCAGGTACCGTAGCCTTCAGTGCATCCCCTGGTGTAGAGGACGTAACAACAGCAGTATCTGGACTGGAGTTGGTTGGGTTTTTCTTGCCGCTATAACTAAACAACCATGATCCTGTCCATGTGAATTGCGTTGGCAGGTCGCTGCTGACTGAGAAAATGTTGCCGTTAATTATTGATGCGGATGTGCTGTGACGGCCGAATGATACCCAGCCAACACCAGGGCCGGATCCATATTTAGCACGAATCGCTTTTGCTAAAGGTTTCGCGAATCTTTCGGTTAATGTTCCCCATGAATCGCCAAAAATACCAACATTAAGAATGGCCGATACACCGGCTTCTAGTTGCCCCAATTTCATCCGAGTAACGCGAAGCTGATAGGCTCTCTCTACATAATCGACGACTGGGGCTGCTGTAGTTGGTATTAAAGACGGGTCCAGCTGTAATGCATATGGCTGGTAACTTGTGGATTCATTACCTTTTTCGAATTGCATCGTATCGAGTACGGTATTTGCGACTGACATTCGTACATAAGCTGCCCCAGCTGGAATAGTTAAAGTCCTGGCCGTTGACGGAGAGACAAGAGCACCAACACCTGAAATATATTTTTTGTTTGCATCGTAGAAGGCTGTTTGATGCGAAAAACTTTGCGTGTAATTCTGACCCGCTGTTACAGGGATATAATCAGATGCAGAATACGAAGCGTTAGCGATTAAATTACCGGTCGTATAGTTAACATAATACCCCGATGTGACGGCAGCTTTATCAAAAAGGTTAACTCCTGGAATGAAAAATGATGCTTTATCCACTGTGACGGCGGCCTTTTGAATTGAAGAAGTAGTCACAACGTTGTTTTGCAGAGGCACTGCATAGGGGGCCACGGGTCTACCAGGCACAGTTGGATGTGCTTCGGATGTAGCAGACATCAAAAACACTGCGTCCAGCTCTACCGTACCAGCATTAGCGGTGTTTTCGATCCGCACATCCAGCATAACCGCACCAGATGGGACTGTTAGAGTGCGCAAATACCGATTGAACCCTGTTCCGGTGGCGTATAATAAATCCTGTGTCCCTATAGCAGTACCAGACGCATTACGAAAAACAAAAGCAACGCGCCCACCAGCGTTGGCGTACCATGCGATAACATTTAAAGATATGGTATCCCCGACAGCCACGGCACAATCGGCGAGCCATAATCTGCGAGCGGCAATGGCGCCCGCATCTGGTCCGGCCACAATAGCCGGGAAGCCTAATTTAGCATTGGTCGACAAAGCCGCGGTTAACGTTCCTCTAACAATGTGTGTTTTGCTTCCCACGGTAGGATTGGATAGCAATACCTCAAATAGCGGATCAAACAAAACATTCAAACCTGAATCAACGGCTTTTGATGCTTTGTCTACTGATTGTTGTGACGGCATTGCACGACCAGTTGCTGTTAGAGTACCAGCTACATTTTGATATTCCAGCGCCAGAGATGTACCCGAAGCATCGCGCACGTATGTGTAAGAGTTGACCGGTATATTAGCAATATCAGCCTGTGCATCAGAAAGTGTCATATATTGCTTACCAAGAGGAATAAGATTTTTTCTTACCCCATCAATGGTATATCTTTCCACGCCGAATCTATCAGTGTATTTCTCGCTATCTGAATTTACAATCTCATCAACTTTTTCGCAGTTGAATCTAAAATCATTCAGGTCATTAGATGGAATTGGCTTGTTAGTTGGGGTAGTAGCCATTGGCTGCAATCTCCATAATCATTAATTGCCCTATTGTATCATGCAACAGGGTTGGTGTAGGCGTACATGGCGTCATTGTACTCAGTTACTGTGAGAGACACTGTGCCATCTGTACCTGGGTTTTTCTGGCTGACTGTCCATAACGTCGAGTCAAGCTCAACCTCTGTGGAGATAGCATATCTTGATTCCGACTGAACATTAACACCGTCAAAAATGTTTAACTCGAAGTCAGATGGCAATGCGCACTCGAACGTGTTCAAACCGGTAATAGTGCAGGTAAGGCGTTCTGATACATTCCCATTGGCACCGGTGATAACCACAAATAGGCCGCTTCCTGCCGTGAGCTGTTCACTGGTGGTAAATACGTTTCCAGACCTTGATCGGATAACGCCCGTCTGCTGCACTGAATCATAAATGTCGACAACAGAAATCATATCGCCAACGTTCACCCACTCACCATCAGCAAGTGCTTTTATCTCCATTCCACGGCGTGAGTACATGAGACGGTTGCACTCAAGCATGGCCCGGTCTGTTGCCTGATACAGGTTTCGAACATATAGCATGTCGAATTTTTTAGGTTTGGTTGGCTCTCCCGGCTCTATACCAGAAGTGCCAACTTTATAATAAACATAAGCCTGTTTGTTGGTGTTTGGGTCGCGGTACTGAACACTTACGCCATCATATGACCCCGGCAAAGTCATGTCATAAGACATTTTATAGCCATCGGCCTTTGTGTTTCTGGTATTGAATACGGTTTCAGGAGTTGATTTTTCCTCATCCCTTGAGAAAGACAAGACACCATCATCCCAAAAAACCGTTACGCGAGCTGCATCACATATGGTTTGAATTCTTTCACCGATCGATTTATCCTCATCGTCAAATGTGTAATCAAAATACCCAAGCCGCTCATCAGGTAGCGCATCAGCTATTTCATAGAGCCTTCCAACGTCAATGGTGCTTTCAGGCTGACCAGCGGTAATAAGCCAGTTATGCAGCACTGAATCTGCGAAACTTCTTGATGGACTTAACGTATAGTCGACTGTCCCGGCTGTTCTGTTGTATCCAATAGTCCAGCGGGTGATCAGCGCATTATATTTGCGCTCAGTAACTGATGTTGGCTGAAGCGTAGCCTTCACTGTCACTTTAACAAGAGTGTCATCAGGATAAACCACATTCTCGCGGATGTTGATAGCGTGCGCCGCCTGCAACGTTACGCGGTTGCCAGAGTTTGAGTTGTTTGTCCTTTCAATGCTGATGGCATACTTAGCCAGCCCATAAGCAGGAGTTAACTTATACGTGCGATAATAGGTTTTGGTTGTCTGATTGAATGGGTTGTCAATACTGTCTGCAAGCTGCTCCTCGGTTCCTGGAATGGCATCCCCATTATCATCAACTGCCCATACCTTGATCAGATAATCTGCCGTACCACTGGTGGGCCCAAGCTCAGACTGAACGTGAACCCAAACCTGCGTTGATTCCACAGCCCCAACATATGGGCCAACAACGAGCGCCTCATTATCCACAATCTGGAAATAAGTGTTGTTGATGGTTGCACCTGTCAGGTTGCCAAGATTTGCACCAGTCAGGTTATTGAATGTGAAATTATAAAAATACTGAATGTCAGGAGCCACGCCTGTTTCAGTCTCCTCAGCTGAAATGATGTTGCCGCTGAGTTCGATATTTTTTGTTACAGGGCCAGATGTTGTATTGTAAGTAATATTTATTGTTAATGTTACTGAGTGCGGCAAAGATAGCCCCATAAAGTAATCGAAGTCAGTATTTTTTGGTATGATCATTAACAGCTGGCCGCCAGCGTAATTTCCGCTGGTAACAGATGTCGTGGTTGCTGTCTCTATCGGGGTGTCTTCCGATTCATTAAGCCCTGGAACCTCCTGACCATCAAGTCCGTCGAACTGGTAAGGCTCAATGATTTGTCCGATAACATCGCCTGGATTGTAGATGACGTGACTTGCCCCCGGCAGGGAGCCAAGATTAGTTTCCGCATAGCGAACCGAAGAAATGGTGTATTTACCAAGGCCAAAGTTCATGAACTCAGTGACATACTTCAGGTCGTCAATGTATTCGAATAATGACTCCTGAATCAGATCAGGGAATGCCCTTACCTGCCCGAAGTTGTCAGGCCTTGCCTCTCCGTTTCGCGCGATATTGGTCTGCGATTTCAGGCTGTTATTGGGTGATTCAACGGTTGTACCAGTGCTGGTTGATGGCGTTGATGCTTTAGGCAGCAGGAAAGAAAGCACCTTAGTTACAGGTTTTAGTATCGTACTGATAAGGTCGCCAATGGCGCCGCGAGGCTGACAGTAAATGTTAACAATATCGTTTTGCTTTAACGATATCGACAATTCATCATCAGGGCCAAAAATGCGGCCATTCAGCGCAATCCTGATATCAGATGGAAGGCCGGAATTCTCCAGCCATCGCCACAGATTAGTGCCAGCAGGGACATTACCCGTCTCTTTTGGAACACCTGGCATCTTCTGAATGTGAATAACCGGCATAAGTCAGGAACCTTAATTTTGTTGATAATTTTTCGAGTGTTTTAAGGCGGTCTGTCTTGACTGCCGTTTTCTCTCGCGCATGCAGTATTTTATCACGCCCCCACCACAGCGCGACATGTACCGGGTGACTCCCACGATAGGCGACCACCACATCACCGACTTTTGGTATCGTGGTTTCTCGCCAGAACTCAACCTCATTATCAAAGCAGGTGACAAAGTCGCCACCTGTTGAATATGAATCATCATGGTGAACATTGACATTCATGCACAGGCGATAGAACAGCACTACCAGCCCCCAGCAGTCCACTGCATCAACGTGACAACACCTGTCGACGTATGGCTTACCAGTCATCATTCTTTCAAAATCGTCAAACGGTACGCAGCCCTGGGAATTCTGTGATGTCATAAAGTTTTGCCACGTTGCCATTAATTGGGTTTTTTATGGAGATGGAGACAGTTACATCAGACTGATCAAGCGTCACATCGTTCACATAAAGCGTATATGGTTTTAATGGTGTGTCTTTGTCGGTCTCGTCAAAACGCTGGTATAACGCAGTGATAGGCTCAATGCGTCCAGAACCTGACCATAACTTTAAATATTGCTTAAAGTCATTAGCCAGTCGCGCAAACTTCAACGTGGCATTGATTACCGGTGTGTTCGATTGCTGGCTTCTGGTTACATCCATGCGCACTGGCTGGTAAGACTGACCGCCAAGTACAATATCAGAAAACTCATTGCCAACTAACCGGACGTAACCAAATGAAGAATGATAAAAGGTTATGGTGTCATACAGTTTCCAGTTTGGCCTTTTCGACTGGTATTCACGTAATGTTGGCATTATGGATACTCCGGCCAGTCTCTGTTAACAATTTCATCGAGCCACAATCTTTGGCTTGGTGGATATTCAACGATAATATCATCATAGCCATCATCACTATTATTTAACGTTTTTGCTATCACGTTTCCTGTCCATGTTACGACGCCACCATTGATGCTGGTTTGAACGGGATAGTCAGTAAAATGCAATGTCTGGTTTTGTCTTCCGCTACCCCCAAGATCAACATCCATTGTAAACCATTCGTTGCATTTATTGAGATACTTGGGACTCCTTAACCACTGCATGAAAGCCCGGTCTTGCTCCAGAGTAAAAACCCACGTCAAACTCCATGTTACTGCAACATCGGTAGTTAACTTTTGAAATATTGGCGCCCCAACCGCAGGCTGATCGCTGCGGAATGGGGTTTGAGTCGTCATGTTCTTGCTGGCACGCTGCGCCAGCGGAAGCCATGATGGGTAAGCTATAGCCATTATTCTATTGCCCTTCTGGTTGCAGTGGTGTGGTTGGTAATCGCGTTTGATATCGGGCCGCCAGCCTCGATATCTGCCACAATCGTCTCAATTGTAACAGAGCCATCCCCATTATCTCTCGCACTGGTAGTTGCTGTTGCTCCACTTGAATTATTATAAACATTGTTATTTATAATCAAGCCACCACCAGAAGAACCGCCGGTTAGGTCTTTGTTGCTGATAACCTTTCCGTTGTCGCCAGGTATCATGTACTGATTGCCATTGCTGGCTTGGAAGATTTCAGGCAGGTTATTCTCGCCGACCTGATACATTGATCCAGCCTGCGCCGGGCCGCCATTTTTCAATGCTCCAGCAACAGACATTGCTTTAGCCACACCAACGGTGGAAACAATGCCAGCCTGTGCAGGGATTGCGTTAGCGCCACCCGTAGCAAGTGATGTCATCGCTGCTGCTGGCGCCATAGCCGCTGCTATTCCTGCCGCCTGAGCGGCGGTTGCGGCAGATGCTGCTGCCATTCCTGCCTGTCCCATGATTACTGATTTAAGCCACTCCACGCCCATCTGAACGAATGAGTTAATCACGGCGTTTAACACAGTGCTGCCGATTGACTGTAGCGCCTCGCTAACAGACATTGAACCAGTCAGGATGCCAGTTAAGGCATTACTTGCAGTTTGTCCAAAAGCATCAAATGCAGCAGCAGCCGCCTGCGTAGCCGCATTCTGCTGACTCCACTCCTGCCACATGGCATCAAGGCGCTGCTGGCGGTACTGTTCCTCAATAGCTGCTCTGGCCTGCTCAACCTCCGCTATCTTTTGCGGGTAAGCCACCGCGTAAGCATTGAGCGCTGCTAAATCCTTCTGATAGTTTGTTTCAACGGCAAACATTGGTGATGTCTGCGATTTTAATGCAGCGAATCCTTTTACAGCTTCGACCCTTTGTTTCTCCGCCTCTGCCTGAGCCTTTATCGCGTTGGCATTATCCCATGCCTTAGCCTTGTACTCTCCAGCGAGCCTTATTTGCTCCTCTGTGGCGCCTTTTCCTAATGATTGTTGTGCCTGTAGTATTGCTTGCTCTCGACTTAGCTCTCTTGTGCTATCTGCTGTTAGCAATGATTCTTGCCGCAGTTGCTCAAGTTTGTTGGCGATATTCTCCTGCTCTGTGGCGGCTTTTTGGGCCGCTGATTGAGAATCATTTTGCGCTTTTTCTCTTGCTTTCTCAGCCTCAGTTAAATCATATATCTGACCTGCAAGCTCAGCAGCTCTGGCTATCTGATTGGGGTTATCAGTTACCTTAGCTGCCTCCATTCTCGCCTTTGTTACTGCCCTTTGTCTTTCATCCTGTATTTTTAAAAGTTGGTTTTGCTCCTCAAGATTGAGGATTATCTTGTCAGCTTCTTCTGTTGGGGGCGACACTTGCAAGGATTTTGGGTTGAAGTTTTGGCCTGCCTGATTTGCTCGGTTTATCTCATCGGCAGTCAGGCCAAATGCTCTTGCTACAGCGCCCTGCACCCTTTCAAGCGTTGATCCCTTCTCAATCAGGCTGTCATGCACACCCATAGACGTGAGCATGTTGTTTGTAAGGGTTCTGCGTGCTTCAGATGCGACTTCCTGAGTTCTTGCTAGTTTTTCCTCAGCATCAGCTAAATCCCTACGCTTTTTAGCTAACTGGTCTGCGATATCCGTTGCCTTAATCACGAACCCATTATTTTGATCTTCGGCAACCCCGTACTTTCTTGCAAGCGTTGTATATTCCTCGTAATCGGATTGCAGGTCTGAAATGGTGTCCTTCAGATCGCTAATAGCTTCCTCTTGCGCCCTAATTGAAACATTGGCGTCAGCTATCACCCCCCTGAGTTGGGTATTGTTCATCGCCTTCATTGAGGCGTTAACTTTATCCAGGCTATCGGCAAAGCGGATTGCTTCTTCTCTGGCTTGCTGTGCTTTCTGCCAGAAGTAAAATATTGCCCCCGCCGCTAACATTGCCGCGCCAGCTGGGCCGCCTATCAATGAAAGTGCACCTCTGGCAAGTCCAATCCCTACCGATGCGGCCCTTGCCGCTGATGCTGCTCTCGCTGATGCGGCAGCCTGTGCGTTTTCAGCCTGAGCAAGGGATAGTGACGCGGCGCTCGCTCTTGATTTTGCCGCAACCAGAGCATCAAGCGCCAGCATCTCGGCTGCGCTGCCTTTTGCTACGTTATATTCAGCCTGAGCAAGCGCCAGAGATGATAGCGCCGCCTCTTTATCAGCCAGCGCCTTCCTCCGCGCGGAATTTGCAGCCACAAGCGCTGATTGTGCCTGCTGGTTCTCGGCCATTAATTGTTGTCTTGACGCTGCTATATCTGATATTTTCGCAGCAGTAGCCATAGCCAGCGCGCCAACATACCGACTTCCCATTATGCCAGCCACAATGATAAGGGCGCCGCTCAGCGTCTCAAGGTTCTCACTTATTGTGATGACAGAGTCTCGGAACCCTGCTGCAAATGATTTAACCGTCGAGTTTTCGCCAAAGAACTTCGTTACGTTGTTACCGGCTACCTGCAATCCCTTGGCGATTGAGACGGTGGTGTTGGCAAATTCTTTGCCGATTGCATCCCCTTGTGACAGAAGCCCCTTAACTACAACGTCTGTTGTTAGCTGCCCCTGAGCGGCCATAGCCCTCAACTGACCGATAGAAACACCCATCGAATCAGCCAGAGCTACCATGAGGCGGCTGCCTTGCTCTGACACTGAGTTAAACTCCTCGCCGCGCAGAACGCCGGAAGCGATACCCTGTGATAGCTGAATGATTGCGTTCTCAGCTTCCTGAGCTGTTGCACCGGATACTGCAAACCCCTGGTTGATAATAGTGGTCAGGCGGACTAAATCTTCCGCGCTGGTGTTGTACGCCCTGGTTCCTCGCTCAAGTCTGGCGTAAAGAGTCGCCGTGCCGTTAAGGGATGACTGGGTTGCTTGTGAAACATCAAAGATCCGCTGCATAACTTCGGTCTGCGTCTCTCCAGTACGAACCGAGTTAGCTACCTTGTTATTTAGTTCAGTCCAGGCATCGGCGTAACTCGCAACCTGTTGCACAGAAAGCGCCGCGAACAATCCCTTGGCAACGCCAGAAAGGCTGGACATTGTTCGTTCCATCGATCCAATAGAGCGCTCTGTCCTGTTTACACTGGCCTCAAGTCGCCCCATGTTCCCGCTAAGTCCATTTAGCATTGACTGCAATTCACGACTACCAGCTGCTAACTGAGATGTGTCAATGCCAACCTCATAGATAATGCCGCCAACTGTTTCTGCCATTATTTTGCTCCTTTGCTTTTAGCGGCCTTTCTGGCGGCTTTCTCTTTCAGTTTCTGTTTATTCAACTTGGCCCGCTCATAAGACGCATCATACTGCTCGCGCGTCATGCCTTCCGGTTCCGGGTATTTTGATTTTATCATCTGCTGATACTCGGTCATGGTCAGGTCTTCGGCTTCCTCGCGGGTGATTCCGAAATGGGTGCGAGCTGAGATGATGTAATCCGACATTCTCAACTCACTGGTTGTGCGCTTTTGGTTTTCCGAGCGCTGAGGAACCTTGAGCGGAGACTTTCCGATGATGCCATGTTCCATCAGGTTGCGAGCAATAATAATAATGTCATTTACTGGCATTCTTCCGGTGACGTACTTCACACCGCGCAGAGTCGGCCTCCATGACCCAATGAGAACCGAGATATCATCATCGCAACAGGACTGCATGATGAGGCAGGCGGCGCTGAGCACTTTCTTGCCATAGGCAGGACGTGACAGGATTTTTGCCACCTGAATCTGCGCGCCATATGGCATTGATTGAATGGCGCCGAGTATGGCCGCGTATTCATAGCCATTAAGCGTAGCGTACATCTCGACAATCTCTTTCGGTGAGCCAAGCTCATTCATCGCCGCAAATGATGGTTTGAAGAAAAAAGACTTGTCAGCCAGGGAGATGCGCATCTCTCCGATTTCTGTTAGCGGTGTGCGTTGTCTCATGTCTAAATCCTGTTTTCATAATGACGTAATTATACCATTGACAGGAGACGCAAGACTGACGTAGATTGAAAGCATAAGGTGATTGGGGGTTTGACATATGAACGAGACTGATGCTGATTTGAGATTTTACATCGACCTGTACGTTGATTGCGGGTTTACCTATGATGAGGCCGAGTTGATGGCGAAAAAATTACTTGCAATGGTAGGGGTGACATTCGATGAAAATAACTGATTGGTCAGATATTTTTTATTATTGTGATGGGGCTATTTACTGGAAGATAAGAACCTCAAACAGAGTGAAAATCGAAACCGAGGTGAAGGCGGTAGGAGGCAATGGATATAAGATTGTTGGAATCTATGGCGTCAAGTATCTTGTTCATCGCATCATCTGGGAAATGCATAATGGGAAAATTCCTGACGGAATGCAGATTGATCATATAGACCACAATAAAACAAACAATAAGATAGATAACCTCAGGATTGTCACTCCAAAATAGAATAATCACAACATGAAGTTCAGGGTGACAAACAAATCAGGTGTTACTGGTGTTTCATGGGATAAACAACATAAAAAATGGGCCTCAAACATAAAAGTTGATGGCGTAAAGATTCATCTTGGATTGTTTTCTGACTTAAATATGGCCGCTGAAGCAAGGAGAAAGGCGGAGGTTAAGTATGATTTTCATGAGAACCATGGTAAATGATGATGGATAACGAAAATCGCTATGCCTGCGAGCAATACCTTGATGCACTGGTGACGCTGGAACTATCTGCAAAGTTCGCCATGCTCGAGCGCCGCCCGGTAAATGGCAGCATTAAGGCGTGCTGGCAGGCTATCAGGCCGCGAGTGACCAATTACCTCAACCGGAAGATTTTCGACGGCGTGAGTCGCCAGGCAATGCCACGCGGTGCGCTATGCATGTTGCGCCGTCAGCTTGATGAGTGTGTATGATGTTGCGGGAGAAAACCAATGGTGGTTGACCAAACAGATGCTGATGTCATATCCGCCCATGCCGGACAGCGCATTGACATTAATTACGCGATTGCCATTCACTTAAAGCGATCTGAGTTTATGGCTAATCTGATTTTGTGGGCGATTAAAAATAAGACGAGGAAGGCGTGATAATGAGAGCCATTCATAAAATAAAAAAAGAAAGCCATGTGAACGAAATGATTGAATATTACGGCTGGATTTATGTCCATAAATTTAAATCTTCGCATAGTAACATGCGGAGGATAGCAAGAAGAATGGAGCGAGATGGCAAATTAAAGATGATATCTCAAGATAAGTTGTTTTTTAGATATGTCAGAACAGAATAAACCCCCTTTCGGGGGTTTTCTTTATCCCGTAACGGTAACAACACACTTGGTGGAGTCAACGTAATCAGGACTGGTTGCCGAATCCATCACGCGGCAGAAGTACGTGCCAGCATCGTCATTGACGGCGCCCTCCTTGGTATACTTGGCAGAAGTTGCGCTGCTAATCGGCGAAGTGTCTTTATACCATTGGTAGGTATAAGGCTCGACACCGCCAGCCGCAACTACCGGACCGAGCGTCAGAGTGTCGTTAGTGGCAACGCTTTTGTCTTCACTGATATCAGTTGTCAGTGTCAAATCTTCGATGCTTGACACGTCAACTGTAGAGCCATCATATGGCTTGAATTCAACTGAGCCGGTGATAATGTCGTTGGTGCCGCCATCGTAGCTCAGAGCGGTAATGTTGCAGTAGGCAACAACAACGGTATTACCGGTGGTCTGACGCACCCACAGCGAAGGCTGACGACGCGCTTTTACTTCGGTGACAAAGTATTTGATGAGGTTGTGCACGCCATACTCATCAGCCTTATCAGCCTTGCGAACCTCAAAATCACCAGAAATGGTGAGGTCTGCAGTAGTGACCAGCGTCGCAACAAAGCCATCGCCATCATCAGCCTCTGAGGTAGTGGTGCTTGGGCTGAAGTCGACGCCTTTTGAGGTCATTGGAGCAAAAAACTTCCAATCTTCCTCTACTGGTACAGCATCCCAGCAGCCATCAGCCAGCTCGATGAGCGACTGGCGACCTGTGATGATGCCGTTATCATTTGCACAAATAGCCATGTTTAGAATCCTCTCTGTTTAGCTAAACAATCGCATTATATCATGTTGACAGGTTTTGATTGGTGGTGTAGATTAAATGGCAGATAGTTTTCGTAAGCGACTTTGCGGGTTTTTAGAAACTGACCACAAAGATAAATGCAAACGAAGAAATGTATCTGGCAGTAGCCTAACGGCTAAACACCAGCAAGGTCTTCCGACTCCTTGTCAATGAATTCGGCGCACTGTCCCGGTGTGATTAATAATGGGCACACAACAGGTAAGAGCATTGTCAGGTAGCTTCAGGGGACACGCCCGCACTGGTGACGACTTATGCGCAAAAGTACGTGTGGTAAGTCCTGCAGTGCTCTTTCCGTTGTGGTAATGCGGCTATGCGCACGTGGCAAGGTAGAAATATGCTCTTTTTGTGGGTATGCCTGCTGGATTTACCGACCAGCAACCTGGAGGCACCAGGGCCACAACAATAATTCGAATCCTGTCGCGGGAACCATCTTCGGGGAGCGCAATGATACAAATCCAAAAAATCCACGATGATTACTGGCGCATAGCTGACCAAAATAATAGCAGGGTTGCTGGTATATCAAAGGTCGGGAAGTGGTATATTGTTGCAAATTCTGCCGGGAGATATGATGCCAGATTCGAATCTCTTGGCGATGCCATTGATTATTTATTATGTAGTAATGACTATTAAAAGCCGCTCATTAGCGGCCTTTTTTTATTCACCAAAAACAACCCTCAGCAACAATTCATAAACAGGCCTTTTCTCTGTCGTAAGCGTAGGGCGGCCAAGCGGCGCCTGCAACTGAATCATGCCAATACAACTATCAATGGGATGCTCTTTGATATATGAGATGACATCAAGCGCTTTTGCTTTTGTCTCCTCGATGTTGTACTGACCCTGTTGGCCGACAACATAGAGCGAAAAATAATAATCATTGCTGAGGTCTTTGCTTACGTTCGTGCCGCCATTGGATTGCAGCACCATAAACCGGTCTGTGCCAACTTCGGTATCGTTCCAGAACTCAAGCTGAGAAGTCCACCCATCATAAAGACCGGCATCGCTAAGGTACTGGTCAACAAGCTCAAGCATATCTCTCATTTTAGCGTCATCTCTTTTTTGATTACCTGATCGACAAGCTCGCGTGTGTTTTCGCCAGCCTTGAGAAGGAATTTAGGCTCGCCGCTCTTATCCCATACATTTCCCTTTCCTTTAAGTCTCCCTGTGCGCGGAGTATTCGTGCCAAGCAATTTACCTGGTGCATTATGGACATACAGGGCGTAATTAGCGGAATACCCAATCTTGCCAGTTATGCGAGTGCCATTAACCTCAACGGTGTCATACTGGCTATTTATCAGCGTTGACGTGGCTACTGGCGTCATGGAGGCCGATTCAGTCCTGATGATGTAGTTGGCGGCTTTTATTGCTGATACCGCCTTCTCACCAGTAATCTCACCGACTATCTGCTGGGTACGCTTAATCGCCTGCTGGATACCTCTCATTTTGGCGGCCATACATTACCCCGTTACCAGCGCAAAATCAGGAAGGTCGTTGCGATTTAGTGTATTGCCGTAATTCACGACGTTTCTAATCTGGTCAGCTCCGGCAGCCAAAGGGTCAGCACTGGTAATGGTGCCAAGCATGATGAAGTCGCCAACAGACGCATCCTGGTATTCCGTCCAGAATGTGTTTTTCTGTGCAATCTCATTGCCAGCTGTGCCGGTGGTCAGATTCTTATCGAAGCCATAATCACACATGATGGACTCTGGCGCGGCGAATGTTGGCTTGCCATACTTATCCTTGCCAGTAAGCCGCCAGATTGTGCATGGCTGCGTATAGCTCCATCTCGCTATCGCTGACATGGTGCGGCCTCAAGAGTATAAATCCAGCGCGGAACAGGAAGGCGCAGCAATACCAGAATAACCAGCAGCGGCATGCACCATTTACGGATTGCGATATTTACAGTTAATGTTGACGTTTTCATCTGCACTTACTCCCGGTGACAACACGAAACCACGGCTTTGCTGCCCCATCAGGCTCTTCCACAAGGTCGCCTGTGCAGTCTGCCGTATCGAGTAGCTTCATCTGATTGTAAAGGGCCATCCACGGCTTACTGCCATAGCCAAATGACTGCGACGCACCAGATGGCGCCCGGTGGCTGGTTATGTATCTTCCGGCTGTATTTGAGGCGATAAGGATTGAGGCCCATAGCAGAATTGCATCCTGCCTACATGTGTCTTCAGGGTAATTAAGCTCAAGACACTCTGTGATGCTCGCCACCAGACACAGGATTCCCGTTGCGTCTGCTGTGGTGATAGTCACGCCTCTTGACGCCATGGCGGCGACAAGTTCACTTGCTGTCGGTGCTGCCATTCTTTTTGCTCTCCCGAATCTTCCACCACATCTCAAAAAGGTTTTTTGCCACCAGTGACAGCGCGCCAAGTATAGAGGCTACCGCTGCCCACTCGGTAATCGAATGGGGGATCATTGAGGCAATGTATGATTGTGCGACCGGCGTCTGCTCTGCCACCTTCAGGCCAAGACCTGTACCGATGGATGTGTAACCGGCTTTGTCGATTACCTGGCCGACAGTGCCACTAATTATCTGGTTTGCGGCGTGCTGAAGCGCGTCTCTCATTAATTATTCTCCGAATGATGAACTTCCAGCATCTGTACACCTGAACCAGCGAAAGCGCCATGACGATAACGCCGATTGCTATATCCAATTTCGCCGCCTTACGTTTTTCAGGACGGAACAGCGCGGGTTGAGTGTTGTTGGTTTAATTTTATCATAAAGTGTTGACGTAGATTTAGGGTGTCGCTATAGTGATGACGTAGAAACAACAATAAATGTTAGAGGTGATGAAGATGAATGAATTCAAAGGTACTCCGGGGTCGTGGGAAGTCGAAGATAACGGTTATTTTTATGACATTAACGCGGTGCGCGGAACTGTTGGGAATGTTTGCTCATCCGCAAGTTGGTTTGATAATGATGAGCATCGCGGTCCGGTGGCAATGGCAAATGCGCAACTCATCGCTGCCGCGCCGGAGTTGCTGGAAGCATTGCAAAATATGGTTGAAGCATATCAGTATGAGGCGTCAATTGATAACCCAGCATTGCTGTCAGCGCGTGCCGCAATCGCAAAAGCACTCGGAGAATCCAAATGATCCGCCACGAAATACGAAAAGAAGACCTGAAGGCGTGGGATAAGTTCAAAATCAAGCTGGCGTTAATCGTTATCGGATTCGCCATTGCCAGTGCAATCTGTTTATCAAGGTGAGGGAAAGATGACATCTCTCGGAAAAATTTACTCAGACAAAGAAACTCGCGGCGGAATCGTGGTCAACAAAGGTTATCAGGTCCCTGTCGACCAGCTTTACCTTGAGCCGGGGTACAACATCCGCGAAGCCGATGAGCAGCACGTTGAATACTTCGCGCAGTGTTGGGAATCAGGACAGCCAATCCCGGCGTTAACTGTTATTCCTGATGCCGACGGAAAGCGCATCAAGATTCTTGACGGCCAGCATCGTTACCTTGGAGCACTGCGTGCCATTGAGCGCGGCGTGCCAATTGCGCGAATTGAGTGCAAAGACTTCACCGGCGATGAGGCGGATAAAATCGCCTTCATGGTGTCTTCAAGTCAGGGCAAGCAACTCGACCCGCTTGAGCGTGCAAAGGCTTATGTGCGCCTCAAAGGGTTCGGGTGGACGAATGAAGAAATCGCCAAGAAGGTCGGGCGCTCTGTGTCTGATGTGCAAATGCACCTGTCACTTGGTGATGTACCTGATGCCATCAAGCAGCGTATCAATGCAGGCCAAATCAGCTATGCCAACGCCGTTGCGGTCGCACGTGAGCATGGCGATGATGCCGTTAACGTTATTGATGCCGCCGTTGAGGAAGCGAAAGCGCAGGGCAAAGATAAGGTGACGGCTAAAACGCTCAAGGCCAAAAAAGTTAAGCCGATTGACCGCCTGATTCAGTTGCTGAAAGAAGCAGACCATATGGTTGTCGCTGAGGGTCATGTGGCACAGGAGACAGAAGAATTTTTGCGCCTTCCTTCCGCTGAGTTGAGTGAAGTTCTGGCTATTCTGGAGAAGCTGTGATGACAGCCAGCTACTACAACGAATGGGACGCAAGTGCAGCGGCGTGGCTGCGAGAGTTAATTAACAATAAACTAATTCCTTACGGATATGTCGATGAACGATCAATCACCGAAGTCACCCCTTCAGACCTGGAAGGATTTACACAGTGTCACTTCTTTGCCGGAATCGGAGGGTGGCCCCTTGCACTCCAGTTGGCTGGAATACCAGCAAGCACTCAGCTCTGGACAGGATCACCACCTTGCCAGCCGTTTAGCGTTGCCGGTAAGTCTCTCGGATTTGACGACGAGCGGCACCTTGCCCCAGCATTTCTCAGGCTCATCAGAGAGTGCAAGCCTCAATTGCTGTTTGGAGAGCAGGTTGCGGCAGCAATTGGAAAGCACTGGCTCGATTTTGTATTCCTTAACCTGGAAGACAAAGGCTACGCCTGCGGGTCGGCAGTATTGCCAGCGTGCAGCGTCGGTGCCCCGCACAAAAGAGACAGGCTGTTCTTTGGAGCGCGGCAACTGGGCGACACCAATAGTAAACGACACAACCGGCAGCACGCATTGCTACAGCGGGAAGGACAGAAAGATATGCCTGAAGCTACCCGGACAGGCGAAGCTGGCCGCGTGGCCGACGCCAACGACACGCGACCACAAGGATGGGAAGGAATGCTTGAACGTGCCTACAAGCAGCCTGCTGGGGCGGGAAGTGTGGAAGGTTGGACCAATCCGCATCACGGCTTCTGGTCAGATGCTGACTGGATCGGATGCCGGGATGGAAAGTTCAGGCCAGTTGAGGCCTGGACACAGCAGATGGTTGATGGGGTTCCCGGTGGAATGGGACATAGCGGCGATCCGTGCGTTGCAGCAGCCTTTGAAGAAATCGGATTCCCGCTTGGAAAAGACATCCCGGCGCGCGTTGCCCGCCTCAGAGGATACGGCAATGCAATCGTACCCCAGTGCGCTGCCGAATTCATCGCCGCTTTCAGAGGGGCTATTGAAGACTTGTTCTGAGTGCGCCGAAGAAAAACCTATTTCCGAGTTTACGTTTGATAAGCGCAGGGGAAGTTACACCTCAAAATGTACTAAGTGCAGAACGAAGAAAACAAAGGAATGGCGAGATAAAAATCCGAATTACGAAAAGGAGAGGTACGGCGTTAATGAAGATAGAGATAGGTGGAGACACATAAAAAGAAAGTACGGGATTAGCAAAGAAGAATATGTCGAGATGCTGGATTCTCAAGGAGGCAGATGCGCCATATGCGGAGATGAACCCGGTGAAAGATATTCTCATCAACTGCACGTTGACCACTGTCACGCTTCAGGTAAGGTCAGGGGGTTACTGTGTCGGGGATGCAACCATATGCTTGGAGTAATCAAGGACGATGAAGTGTTGCTTTTTAAAGCAGTGGAATATCTACGCAAGTCGCAGCGGAATTCATTAAAGCATTCATGAGGTCAGTTTAATGAACCCCGAGCAATTCATAGAGAAAAACCTGCGCGAAAAACTGCCAGGCATCGACAACGCGGCTATAGAGGCCGCAATTACCCACTACAGGAGCAACCAGAGTGAAAAGAATGGCAAGATTTTCGATGAATGCCTGAAGGTTGCAAAACAACACATGATAAAGGTGAAGTGATGAAACTAAAAATCAACAAACTACTACTTGAATCAGCATTAATATTTCAGGCGCGCAACGATGTGCGCTACTACCTGAACGGAATCTGCTTCATGCCTGATGGTCGCATTGCGTCAACTGACGGTCATCGCGCATTCATTGGCGGCAATCATGAAAATAAGTTGACGGAAAATGTGATCATCAAGATTGGTAAACCTCCAACAAAACGCTATGACTACGCCATCATTGATACCAAGTCGAAAATTGCAACGTATCATGATGAAGCTGGCGTGATGGTTGGCGCTGGCATCTGCGAAGAGATTGACGGCAGATTCCCTGACATTGACCGCGTGATACCAAAGGAAACGAAAGCAGCAGAGGAAATTTGCTTCAATGCTGGCTATCTGGTTGACGTTGAGAAAGTGGCCAGGCTGTTTAATCCTAAATTCTGTGGCGTTAAGTTTGAATTGAATGGGAATACAAATGCCGCAGTTTGCTGTCTTAGTGCGCCATCTGGCGAGAATGCGAAAATTGTTGTTATGCCTATGCGTCTGTAGAAATCAAAAGCCCCGCAACGGGGCTTTTCTTTTATCTTACAGCCATAGAAACCCCCAATAAAAAACCCGCATAATGCGGGTTTAGTTTACTCTGCTTTCTTTTTCTTTGTCGTCTTTTCTTGCGGGGTTGCCACTTCGAAAGACTTCTCTTCTACCAAAGAAGCCTTACCAACAAGCCATGCCGGAAGATTATCACCCTCATAGACATCACCCTTTTTAAGATGGTGGCTGTCATGAGTAAGAATCCACTTCATAATTCCTCCTTACGGCGTAACAATTCCAGCAGCGCGCAACTGAGCAAGTAACGCATTAAGCTTTGTCCCTACAGCGTTTACTGCGGTGGTTGCAGAAGTTGCAACAGTGGCTGCGTCTTCACCAGAAACAGTTTGCGTGGCAATATCAGTAACTGCTGGCGTCTTTTTTACACCGCCAGCGGCAGAGGTAGTTGCAGCAGGGATGGCTGATGCTGGCACATTACTGAAATGACCAGTATCATCCAGGACTTTTTTCGGATTAATCATCTTCTTTACTCCAGATAAAAAAGGGGCTTTCGCCCCTCTTTGTTAGTTTTGTGTACCCTGAACGTAACCAGCCTGTCCGAGCGCATCGTATTTAAACTCTGGCGCGACAGCCGCAATTACGTTAAATGCGTAATCATCTTCAGGACGCAGACGGGTAAATGCGCGGGTGGTAATCGGCATGCCGGACAGCATCTGGAAGACTTCTGAGCGTTTAACGATACCCAGGATTTCATCTACTGGAACGCGAGATGCAGGGATGATTGCTGCAACGCCAGGAATCTCCAGCAGGCGAGACAGGATGGTTTTCGGGTAGGTTGCCACATAATCAGTGGTTGACGCGTAGAACCAGTCGCTGTAGTTGACATAGAATGTCACTGGTGCGTAGTAGTTCTTAGCCTGAAGCGCCGCGATTGCCTTGGTAATGGCATCAGCCCACTCAGCGCCAGTCGCAGCAGACAGGTCATAACCATGCGTGAATGTTGCACGTTTTGGAGCTGTACGCAGGCCGTAAATGGTGGAGCCGCTAACGTTGATACTGGTATCGCCATTAATTACCATATCTTCCAGTTTCTCAGCTACTTTACGCACTGCGTTGTTGCTCGCTGCGGTGTCAAGCTGATAACCCTCGGTCTGAGCAGCCAGCATCTGACGCCATCCGAAGCTGAAGGATGAGTCGATGATCGGCAGAGGGGTGCCGTGGTAATCAATTACAGGCGCGTCGGTTTTTGCCTTGCCGCGACCATCCAGGCTGATGTTTACTTCGCCGGAATCGGAAACGGTCTGGAAGTAATGCAGCAATTTACCGACAGGCATTGGCATTGACAGGCTTGACAGGTCACTGAAAACAGCCAGTACATCACGCTGAATCTCTACAGCCTGGCGGTCCCAAATGCCCCATACATCTTTCGGCAGGGTTGATGCGTTACCAGTCAGGCCATCGGTGTAAATTCCACCGCGATTCTGCCATCCGCTGTTGGCAGCCATTACCTGGTGCTGGCGGTCATAGTTTCGGCGCTCATTAATAATTAACGCCGCTTGTTCTTTGGAAAACTTAAGCATCGTTATCCCCTTATGCTTTCACGTATGCGTTAGCGATAACGACATCACCAAAACCCTGAGCGCTGAGGGTGCGGTTTGCCTTCTCGTCGAAAAATGCGATCACTACATCACCAGCAGCAGCGGCCTTGAATACGCCAGCAGCGCCGACTGTCAATTCCTGACCGATGGTGTATGCAGCAGCAGCCAACTGAACATAGTATTCCTGGTCAGGCTCCGCACGATACAGAACTGCAGTTTCATTTGCAGCGTATGCTGTGTCGATGGTCTGACCATAGAAACGGCGATTGCCGAGGATAAAGATTCGGCCTTTAGCGTCTGTGGCGACGGTGGCATTTGCAGCAAGTTTCTTCACGGCAACACCAGGAGTCAGCGCGGTGGCGATCTGAACGTTAATGGTCTCCGGCTCACGCTCAACCGGACCACGATAAATCACATGAGCAACCATTATTTAACCTCCAGATGAGCATTCAGGTCGTAATCCTTCCACTGGTCTTCTGCTTCATGGTTCGGCTGGAACCCGCCGGAAATCGGAGCCGCTTTACTGGTGAGCGCATAGGTTTCACGCAGTGCTTCGCCAGTCAGCGCATTAACAGCAGATTCCGGCAACTTCAGCTCAGCCATAATGGCGGCGCGCATTGCGGTCTCTTCCTGCGCAGCATTGGCTTGCAGCTGGTCGCGCAGAGTTTTGTTTTGCGCCTCCACATCGGCCAGTTTCTGGTTGACTGCGGTCAACGATTCCTGAACCGGTTTGAGGGCATCGGCTAATGCAGCCTGTAATTCCTCGTTAGTCATTGAGATTTCCCCTTGAGTTGTTTTTACCGGTTCAAGCTCTGTCTTATAAACAGCCTTAACCCGTTCACCGACTAATTCTACCATATCCTCGCGGACGATGTAGGACTGCATATAAATGGTGCCATCAATCTCAACGCCGAAGTAATTATCATAAACGGCGACGATATAAGGCCATGAGTCGACTGGCATCTCTGCCTTGATGATATTTCGGAGTTGCTCAGTAATATCGGTGAATGAAAGCTGGTTGCCAGTCAGGCGATTGATGGCGCGCTGCCACCATTTGATTTTGTTTGCACTTTCGTCGGTCATTGCCGATTCCTCAAGGTTAACTACAACACGCTCAATGTCTTCGCCGTTGGCAGCAAAGATACCGACACCATCAGCAGGGCCGCCAGCACCTGGAATGCCAGGCGGAAGAATGGCGAGGTGATCCCACTCCATATTCCGGGCAATCCAGGAATATTTTTTACCCTTAGAAGTTCCTGAAGCCTGCTCGCGGTTGAGTAGCAATCCGGTGGACACCTGAACGGGTTCAGCATCGGCGCTGTTAACTTTGAGCCCGTCAATGCGTGACAGCAATTCCTTGCCTTTATCAGAGCGCTCAGCTACCACCTTGTTAATATAAAGGTCTACCAGCGCCTTGCTGCCGTCATGAGATGAGTTCTCAATCCATGCGCCAACACTGAACTGATTGGCGGCTCGCGTCATATTGGCCGACACGTATTTTCCGTCAATCTTCGGGTGGTCATATGGCGCCGGTTTCCCGTCAAGGCCATGAAATGATTTTTTAATCTCATCGCCAGGGTACAGACCGCCATTCATGACGATGTCATCTACCACCGGCACAACATTCTTGATGACATAGTGCGGGTCGCCATCAATGATTTTTTCACTGATGTTGCTGGCTGAGTTGATGGTGTACAGGATGTTAACCTGTAATTTATTATTCATGTGCTTAAATGCCTCCACCTCAGCAAGGCGCTTTTTCGCCGCCTCTTCGGTGTCGTACTCGCCAAGCTGGTGCGAGCCATCCTTAGATTTAACGACCCACTTGTCGCCAATTTTGACAATCATGACCTTTCTCCGCGCTTACTTTATGCCCGGATTATAACACACCATGAATATGCACCACGAAACGGACGCGAGAAGGTAAAGCGGAGATGTGGTAAAAGCGAAAAGAGTAGCAAAGAATGATATCAGTATGATTGGCATGGCTGCTACCTCCTGAGTGCAAGGTAACAGCCATGGAAGATAATTTATTGAGGACTATTCTTATTTAACATTCCGCAGTTAACTTTTGCGCGGTTTACGGCATCCATGAATTTCCCGACAGACATCGTTTTGCGGATTTCAGCCAGAATGGCGCCGTGCAACATTCTTTCTTCGCCGTAGTAGAGCTTATCAAGGCGAGTGCGAACCAGCGCGCGGGTGCGTTTCATATGGTCACGCGCTTTCATTGCCTTCTCCTTCCATACTCTGCCTGCATCATGATTACCGGAAAGCTGGCGCTCTACTGCTTCAATCTCGAATGCAAGCGTCATGTCGATATCTTCCAGTTCACTAACTGTTGCTTCCATTATTTCGCTAAGTTGTAGTTTCATTTACGACTCCACATCCAAATGTTTAACTTCGCCATCTTTGTATAGCCGCCACGGGATGCAAACGATGCACCCACCAATATTCATTTCAATGGAGTGCTCACCCTCTCTGAATGAATCTGCATGCCACTGGCTAACCGTGTCGTCATGCCATGTAATTTTAATTAATGCGCTTTTGGGTTTGATCACATTCACTTCCTCCACTATCCACCCCATCTCTCTGCGATTATTGGCTGTGCGTTCACAGTTGGTGACAAACAGCACGGTTCCTGATTTATGCTTTACCGCCCACATGACTGGCGCGCCCCGGCAAGCAACTTCTCAAATATCATCCTGTCACGGCTCATGCCAAACGGGATAATCTCCTGCCAGTAATATTTCCACGCTCCGCCGGGAAGCATTTCACGATCAACCTGACCAATGCTTGCCAGGTAGCGCATGCGTGCCTTGAGGATGGTGTAGTTGACACCGACAGCCTCCGCTATCTGCTTGCTCTTGCGTCCCGGGTTCGCCTCAAGGTAAGTCTGAATTGCCAAATCGAGCGCGGTATTATCGGGATTGAGGAAATACTTAAAGCAGCGCCTGCCATGGCTTACGCTTTCCTCTTTAATAATAAATCCCATGCCCTCAAGCTCAATCAGATAACCAGTAACGCTGGCTCGGTTTGTCATGCCAGTCTGCTTGCGTATCATGGCATTGGTTGCGCCGCCGCAGCGCTCTATCACCGTGAGTATTTGCGTTTTAAAGTCCATGTTTACGCTCCAGTGCATCATGCTTGTAGTCTTCGACCGTGTATAGCTGGCCACCCCTGGTATTCCATGACCTCACCGCGGTGCAAAGGCGGATATATTCGCCACCTTTCTTTCCGCAATCATTACACTCAATAATCCACGCCGAACCCTTTACGCAGGCGTAAACATCAAGGCTCCCGCATTTATGGCACTCAAGCAGCCCATTGCTGCCCATCATTGGTTTCATTTTTTCAGCCCATTAATAATAAAAAATTTCATCTGAATATCACAAAGTTTACGCAAAACTCTATCCCTGCGATAATCTCGCTTTCTGTTTGGCCTTCTGCGCTTAGGATGTAGCTTTTGCTTCAATGTTCGGCGGTCAGGCTGGTTTCGCTGCCATCTGGCCCTTGCGTTGTTTTCCCTGATATCAGCCATGATTAACTGATGCAGGGTGCTGGCCTTGCTCATTTCGCCACCCATTCACCAATGTTGCTAAAATGCGGGCGCCCTTCGCGCCATTCGATAATTTCGCGGTTAACCTGCCGTTGCATGCGGTTGCGAACCTCGCGCAATTCGCTTTCAACCCATGCGCGAGTGCGGTCGAGTTCTTCCAGCTTGTTCAGCAATTCTTTTTCGTACACCTGATCAGTATTCATTTTTTCTCTCCATCAGCACTTTGTAGTGAACGCCATAATATTTGAGCACCTGACTATGGTTGTGCAGATACCCGCCATCATCTTCAATCGGTAGTCTTACCACGATGTAAAACGCCCGGTAGAGTTCTGTCCATCCATGACAACATTTGCGCTTCCTCGGCTTCATGGGCGGCCTCCATAGCAGCCAGGTCAATGCGCTGCTCGATAGATTTAATGATTGACTCTGGAACATTAAGCATTTGCAGAGTCTCCCGGCAATCGCGCTTATGAACCTCTGTCACCTCCTGCCACTTCTTCATTCCACGCCACCTTTTATCATTCTTTTTGGCCTATTGATTCCATGGTTTTCATGGAAACCATATTTCATTTCAGCTTCAAGTCTGGCCTTTATTGCTTCGCTCTTTTCTGAAAAGCGACCTAAGTGCAGCCTTGTTCCGTTTAAGACTATTTGCGCGTACCACTTGCCGCGCTTTTTATCAAAACAAACACCAACAACACCACTGGTGTTGTCGCTCCTGATTGAACTGTTTCTCGTGTTTTCTCTCCTGTTAACAAGCCTGAGATTCTCTATTCGGTTGTCATCTCTGATGTGGTTGATGTGATCAATTTCCATGTCTTCCGGTATTGGTCCGTTAAATAGCTCCCAAACAATCCTGTGCTCATATGTCTGGGTGTATTTTACTTTTACCTTTCGATAACCTGTCGTTGGCTCCAGGCACCCAATCCTTGCGCCAGCCTTTACGTTGTTTGACGGCTTAACCTTCCAGTAAAGCTTGCCGTTTTCGTAAACAAACAAGTCAATAAAGTTCATATCCACATCACTCGCATTAAGATGTTATAATCTACAACACCTAGTATTGACTAATTGACGTAGATTAGTCAAGATGATTTCACAGGAGAGCGGCAATGGCGAGACAACGCAAAGAACCACTGGAAGTACTGACTGATATTATCGCTAAGCGCCAGCCGTTAAGCCTGCGAGATGTCAGATATTACGCGCACTGCTATGTAGCAATGCGGGAATGGAGCGCTGAAGAAATGTATGCGTTTGTGCGTGAGCACTTCAGCGTGGATGAGAAAAACAAAGTTACGTTGAGGGTGGAGTGATGAAATACAAATACCTGAAAGGAAGTGCTGATTATTTTAATGGTCATGAAGATGCCGTTCTTGCTGTGAAGTCAGCAACCAGTGGCAAAATCCACTACCTCAGCGCGGATTATGCAGGGCGAGATAAGGATATCGAAAAGGCTGGCGATATTGTTATCGCCCATCGTGAGCCAGTAACTGATGATGACTTGAATTGGCGCACCATCTCAACAGAAGCCCTCATCACCGAGCGCGGCAACCGCCATGGTAAATTCAAAGACGGCGCGGATATCATGCAGTCACTGAAAGACACCATGCGAGACGTTGACGGCTGGAACAACCTGACGGCGAGCCAGAAGGAAGCGCTCGACATGATTCAGCATAAAATCGGTCGCATCCTGAATGGCGACCCGACATATGACGACAGCTGGAAAGATATTGCTGGCTATGCAACGTTAATTGTTAACGAACTGAGTGGGGAGGTAAAGTGATGCCAATACAAGACCCCGTGCCGCGCACTGAAATTGATATGGTAGAGTTACAGGAGCCTGCTCAGCGTGATTACCACATTCAGAGGCTCAGCGAACCAGCAGCCTACATCATCACAAGCAATCGTGGTCGCCGCTATCTGGCGTTTGCTGGTAGTGTTGAGCATCAGAACGCGGTCATGTTTGGCTATGAAATGAAACCACTCTATGAGGATTTAAAATGACAGTACAAGCAGCGAAAGACCCTGGGAAAATCTGGCTACATCAGGAGATTATTGACGGGAGCCTGCAAGTGGTAGACCAGGATGGAAGAATTGTTGGCGGCGTGGTGAAAACTGACACCAGCACGCAATCGAGAGGAAAGATTGCCACCATGATTATTGAGGTTGAAATTGCCGCAAAACTCGACGGCGAAAATATCGGCTTCGTTGTTTAGTCTACCAAGCCAAACAAAGCCCCTTACGGGGCTTTTTTGTTGCGCAGGGAATTGTATTGTGCCTGACAAGTCAATCCCGCTTCTCTTGCTGAGTCAGCATATTCTGCCAGTTGTCGATTTCTTTCGACAGATTCGCTGAGCAGTTGGGAGAGCAAAACTCCGGTACTGGCGGCTGGATTGCCAATGGACTCAGTTCTGGAATAATCGAGGAGCTGCTTTCTGATTGTGGCGAGCTGTTGCTGCAACCTGCCAGACTTAACAGCAGCAGCGGAAGCATCAGCACGCGCGGCATCAATGCGGTTTTGCGCTTCCTGCTCGATGGTCTTTTTGTCTTGCTCATGTTGTTCGCTTGCCTCTTTGTCTTTGACCTTCCGCGCCTCCACGGCCGCCAGATATCCAGAGTTATATTTCGCCTTCCCGTAATTGACCCACTTTCCATAGATAATCAGCGCCAGAAGTGCGACGCCGATAATGGCCGCAACAACTTTCCAGTTAGCCTTGAGGATTTGCAGAATCATTTTTCAGCGCCTTAATCTCTTTCTTCATGCCGTGCATTTTCCCAAACAGCGAGGCAAGAAGGATGCTGTAGCCGATCGCCTTGACTGCAATCGGCGGAATGGCAGACTTTAAGTCTTCAGGCATGAAAGCCCACACATGAACCATAGCATCAGGCCACAGCTGAATCAGCGAGCAGAATGACGCCCAAATACCGATAAGCCAGTTGCTTAGGCGCTTCATGACATGTAGACCTGACGTTCAGCGGCGCGGCGCTTGGTGAGTCCGTTCATGACCTTGCCATTAGCACGATTCCACACCCGGAACTGGTCGGCGGCGCAGGTGTAGCAGCGGGCGTTATGCTTTTTCAGCAGAGTTGATTTGCCAAAGTTACCAAGCCCGATGTTATAGGCCAGCGACACCATTGCATCAAACTGGCCCTGAGTTGTTGGGGCGGTGATGAGTGACGAGACGCCGCTTTCAAATTTCGCTACGTCGTCACGCAGCATCTTTTCCGCTTGTTCTGCGGTGATAATCATGCCTGGCTTAACGCCTTTGGTTGTACCGTAACCGATAGTCCACGGCGCTCCGCCAGTGGCTGGGTCTGGATATGCCTTCGAGCTGTAACCCTCGAATTGTTTAATTAAATCAATGCCACGCTGCGATAGTTTCATTTTTACCTCCGGTGATGCAGATTATTTTATCACAATAGTCTTGACGTAGATTGAATCGTAAGCGATGATGTAGTTACACAAACACAGGAGAGTAAAAAATGAAAAAATTAATCGCAGCAGCAGTATTCGCAATGGCTTCATTTGGTGCGTCGGCTGGCGAGTTTTGCAATGCAGTTGGTGAGTTCGGTGAAGCGGCAGCAGAAGCCCGTGATGCTGGCGTATCAAAGCAGCTCGCGCTGATGGTTTCTTCTGGAGGCCAGTATAGCGCTGAATTTAACCAACTCAGCAAGGCCATCGTTGATGGGGCATACAAAATGACAGACAAGACACCGAAAGAAGTTGCCGCTGTCGCCCGTGAAGTCTGCCTGTCAACGATGGGCGACAAATAATGTGCCCGCTACTGATGTTTAAGGCCCGTAATCGCTACGTAAGGCTGGTGATGCGCGGCATGGATGAGCATGCAGCATGGCTGAATGTGATGGATGAACTGAAAAGCATTTATAACGGAGATAAGAAATGAATCTGATTGATATTTTGGTTGAAGAACTGCCGAAGCGCGGTGGCTGGCCGGAGGGTGTTATTAAAATATCCTCTACATCATGCGGACGCGTGTTCTTCGATGGTCAGTCGCCGCATGGATTTACTTTACCTGTAGCATCCGACGCATGGGACAGTCATAAACACCCATTCAGTTACACAAATGCGGTCACCCGCGAACAGTACGAAGCCGCGCTGGCCGCCAAAAATGAAGGCTGGATTGAGTGGGGTGGTGGTGAATGCCCGGTGAATGCCAGTGAAATGGTTGATGTTATATTCGGGCACGGTGGGAGAATGTCCACCAATATTGCAGACTGTTGGCGCTGGAATCATGAAGGAACTGATTCTGACATCATCGCCTACCGCCTGCACTAGCCTCAGGAAGCAGTACAGCCCAAGGCCGATGACGAAGCCGACCTGAATGAGTGCATTGGCCAGGATTCTGCAACGGTTTGAAATGGCGAGGGCGTGATACCTCCAGTTGGTTTCGTGTGCGAACGCTCATGGGCTGGCGATGAATGGCAGTCATGCAAAATACTCTTCGCAAGCGGTCAAATTGCTGTAGTTAAGTTGAAAGAAAGCGGCATGGAGGATGCCTATAACATTGGCGACGTCACATTCCGCCCTACCCGCCAAATCCGCTCAGAAGCAGAGCTGAAGCGCGAAGAGGCAGTGAAAGCAATTATGTTAACAGGATGGTGCCAGTCTGCTGCCGAGGAAATTTACGACCTCGTTGCTGCTGGAAAAGTGCATGGCATGAAGCTGGAGGATTGATGTGATTTATTTGGTTTTTCTGTATGTTTTCATTGGTTGCGTGATTGATTTTCCAGGTATTTATATGAGCGTAAAAGATTTAATCAAATCAATTGATGGATTATATCGTGCGCTATTGGTTTTTATTATCATGCTCCTCTCAAGCCTTGCGTGGCCTTATTTACTTTTAAAGGCCGCTACAAGAAAAAGATAAGCAGAAGCCGCCATCAGGCGGCTTTCTTATGTGTATCCTGCCATGCTTCGCGCTGCTTATCTAGTCTTTCCTGCGTCTTCTCAAGTATCACCGGCTTGCCATCCATCACCAGCGCTGGGGTCTGTGCGCAATGGCAGTTGCGGCGGTTTGCTCCCTCGCTGTAGAACTCATCAATCTCTTCTGGGGTGTAATACTTCCCGTGACGCGCGGCATGAGTGGCACGAGTGGTTTTCATCAGTGCCGACTGCCAGAGCATGATGGTATCCATACCCAGCGTGACTTGTGCCTCTTTCACTTCGCGCCTGTTAGCTTCGCGCAGGGTGTTGGTGATTTCAGTCTGAGCAATTGACCGCGCATAGCTCCTTGACACATCCATGCGGTTAACGATGTTTTGCTCAACCACTCCCGGAGCATCGCCATTTGCAATGCCAGCAGTGATGACCTCTGCCACCTGTTGCCGCGTGTAATCAGAGAGGCCACCCCAGTCGTTATACGTGCGCGTGTACGCAAGTTGAAGCCTGTCGAGATACGTCTGAGAGTACAGGATTTCAGCAAGCGGCCTGCTGTCTTTGTATGCCGACGACAGGTCACTCAGGTCTGAGTTTGCCTTCTGCGTACCAGCATACATGGCGTCGCTGACATAGGATGATGCCCACATCCTGCCATGCGTGAAATCATCGGCCTCCAGCAGCTGACTATCAAGAATGCGCTGAAGTTCATCAAAGAATGTCGACGCACGGTAGGCAGAGAAATCATAATAATAATTTCCAGCCTCTGCGTTACCAGTCGCCACAGGAATGGTGCGGAACAGTTCGGCAACCTGGGATTTTAGCGTCACATACCTGGCGTCAACATCGCGCACCATCTTATTGACGCGACCCACTGCACCGAGTGGGTCTGTCAGGCTCATGCTTAATTTTGGCTGCGGAAGCCGGGCATTAATTTTGAGGAGGCGCATCGGTTTGGCCCTGCTGTTGGTCCTGCTGCGATTGCTGGTCCTGCTGCTGACCTTCCTGCAATCCTTCAGGAAGCTGCTCTTCCAGAGGCTCCATACCAACAATGCCACGCATCTCATCAGCGGTCATCAGGGCCATCTGGCCTGCGTCGAATACGGATTTGTTTGCAGTGGCCAGCTTAACCAGCAGCTCGGCCTTGTTCAGCTCGGAAGGTGCAAGCAGGTCATCCCATTTGCAGTAATAACCGCTCTCTGGCGCCTTGTCCAGAATGCCAAAGGAAATCATCCGGTCAATGAATACCGAGATGATGTAGTCCAGCCAGTCCTCACGGCGCTGCTTGGCGCTCATGGCGTCGTCGGTTTTATCCTCATCGGATGCGAGGCGGCCAGTCTGCTGACCAAACAGGATGGTGAATGGTTTCTTGATGGATGCCGCAAACTGGTTTGCTGCAATAGTCCACGTCGGCCCTGGGTCTGCCGGCGTCACTGAGAGCACTTTGACATCGGCTCCAATGCTAAACATAGCGGCGTCTATTGCCTCGTTCAGGCGCACCACATCCTCATTGAGCACATCTGCCAGCTCTTCCAGCGGCACGCCCATTTGCTGCGCCAGAGACTGAGCGGAAACTGAATCTTTGTTGTAGTTAACATTTAGCTGGCGACTGGCATTCTTCAGGAATCCCTCTGCACTTGAGCCAGTGACTTTCGCCATGTCGATGAGGTGGTTGTACCCGGCACGCAGAAGCGGAACGCCAGAGTAAATGGAGCCATCCATCGCACCCTCGGCAAATACGATGATGCGGTCAGGGTGAATACTCAGGGAGCGCGTTGGTTTGCCGTCGCTGTTGCAGGCGCCGACTACCGACTCCTGATATTCGTACATCTTCGGTTGACCATAGTCCTCGCTGGCTTCATCATTTTCCCACTCACTAACGCGAAGCTGCTCTTCCCATGCCGGAATATAACGGACAATGGCAGCATCCTTGATGCGTTTTGTTTTCGTGGTATCTACCGGCTCATTCCACTGCTTTCCATCACGGATTTGCAGGATGAGGCCGGAATAGCGGTTAATGAGGTTGCGGCGGTCTGCATCCTTGATGAACGGCGCAGCGCGCTTAAACAGCTTGTTGGCGGCCCTCTCCCATGGGGTGCTTGCTTTATCATCGGCGCCTTCCTGAAGGATTTGCGGCGGAGTCTGCCAGCACTTATCGAGTACGCGATTGACACCAGCAGTTGCCGGTGCATAGCGCTCATAGGCATAGCGGAACATCTCTGCGGTGATTTCTTCAGGGTAGCCACACTCGACATACAGTCGGGTATGCTTTTGGTCTATGTTTACACCGCCAAAATCCCGGCGCTGACGCTCGATGAGCCTGTTATTGTTCGCCACTCGCTGCTGAATATAGGCGTTCACCGCCTCTAACTTTGACATTTCGTCACCATAAAAAATCCCATCGGTAGTGATGGGATTATAGCATGGATGGTATGTAGCTAAACCTTATGCGGGTATCGCTTTCTGAACTTTCCAAGCCCGCAAACAACATTGTATGGCATGCCGTAATTAAAGTGAACCTGATAGCCACCACCAGCGCCAACAACGTTAACTACGATTGCGATTTCGCCTCTTTGGTTTTTATATTTACCACCAACCATCTCATCTCTGATGGTGCTTAGTGACTTGAAGTGCATCACTTCACCTCAACGCATTGCAAATTGTTAACATTTGGACTTGTATCACGCCACGTCCTCTTTTCCTCAGCGATTTTAATCGCCGTAACGGCCGCCCGGCACTGCTCCATGCTTTGCATCGGCACCACCTGCATATTGGACGTGTTGCTTGTGATTACGAATATCAGGAAGAAATACGACATCACCCCCACCTCAATCAATTCTACTAAGAAACAATGCGCCAACCATAGACGCAACCAGCATGAACACTGCAATGCGCAGCGCGCCGCTGTCGCTTAGAAACAACTTAACATCGTGAAAACGTTCACCTTCAATAATCATTTCATCCCCTCACCGTGTTTAAATTTATATGTTTTAACGTTCGAGTCAGTGAACGCATCCAGAACTGACGCTGTAATTACCGCCTGCTCAGCGGTCTGCCCCAAATACATTGCGGTCATAGCGAAGTCGCGCCCACAACCAGCGGCAAGCGGGGGAGTGACTGCGTAAACCGCCGGATATTTATTGCCAGGAATCTTCTGGATGGCAAAACAGCTTCCTTTCTCTGTGAATACCCACTGAGTAAAGTCAAGCTCTCCAGGCATTTCCATAATGTCATCAACAGCCCGCCGCATGAACTGCTTCGCATATCGTTCATCGCCAGCAGCACCACTACCAACAATCAATACAGCAAGCTCACCGCAAATAAAAAACTTATCATTTTCATCAAGTACAAAAGACTTTTGCTGGTTAGCCATAATCAGGCTTCCGGCAGTGGACTGACTATCGTGCGCAATCGTAACCCCATCCCATGCAATTGTTGTCATTTCATCGCCTCAATCATAAATACGATACCCTTCATAAATCACCACCCTCATCGTTATTTAACTCAACATTCCGAAAGAAATCATTAATCGTCTTCAGACCGCTGTAACCACGACGCCGCTGCAACTCACACAGCACTTCATCATACATGCGCAGAAGAATAGCCTCATCAACATCGTACCTTTCGCACAGTGCTTTATCAGACACGCCAGCTCTTGCGAGTGAGTATATTTTTTCCTTCTGCTCCCACGAAAAATATGAGTATGCCTTCATGATGCCCCGGTGATGTAGTTATGTCAATGCGCCTTGACGTAGATTCTAGCATGGCGTAGATTAAAATGAAACCTCTCGGAGAAATCTTATGAAATGTGTCATTTTCGAGCTTGATGGTGTGCTGCGTGATGCGGAGGGAAATGCTATTGCTGGCAACGTAGCGCTGGCTAAGTCGCTCTACTCTGCCGGTCACGATGTGCTAATCATGAGGGCAAAGCATGCGCATGAGTGGCTGCATGCTAACGATGTTTTCTATGATGACATCATGGCTTCGCACCAGCAGGTTGACGCTGAAAGGGTGGCAATGGCGGTCGTGTCTGATGATGTTATTTACGCGGCCATGCGCAATGCGGGGATTCATTGCTGGCTTTATAAATAGACCCCTGCTGGGGTCTCATCTCATCTCCTGCTCCTTCTAATCCATCCAGAGCCACGCTGTACGATGTGATCGTTGCATGCATATCTGATTGCGTCAATGAAGTGGTTCCACGCATCCACAATATTTGTGAGCACGTTACCCGTCAGCTTGTCCACCTTGTAACTGTACATAGTGAACTCTTCCTGAGTCTGTGTGCAGCGGTCATGAATGATGATGCTGTCGCAACCCCTGAGCCAGGTTACACCCTCCTCCACGCTCCCGGGCCACTTATTGCATGGATGGATATCAAATCCTGCGCGTTTGATGTGACTGATTGTTTCTGGCCGAGAGCAGTCCCCATACCATCTTGCCTTCCTGGAGAGTGGGAATGATTGCTCCATCGCTGTAGGTGTGTCGGTGATCTCAAGGCCTACACGGCCGTATTCGCGCGCGACGTAAAGGTTGCGGCGGTCATCAGGAAGTTTCTCAATGTAAACCTCAACCATCGCCGTTGCGTCCTGCGAGAATCCAAAGTCGATGCCAAAGTAAGGCCCATGCCATTCCGGCTTAACCTCGAAATCAGCAACGCGCCACTTACCGCCAAATACCTGCTCATCATTACGCTTATTAAAGCGCCCACCCCACACCCATTGATAGCGGTCGAAGTCGGTTTCTTTCATGCGCTGCATTTGGCTTGGGAGCGGAGTATCCCAGAACCACGGATTGTCTGAGTAATTACATTCAATAATCAGGTTTTCTTCGTCCTCATAAACCCCACCATTGGAGCGCAGCTTGCTATAAAACGGCTCAACCCATATTTTCCACGTCGGGTCATGCTCTTTATTTGGGTTGAAAGTCACCCATATCTCTGACCCTTCAGCGCGGACTGTTGGGGTGAGGATTTCCCAGCTTGTCTGGCTGACGTTTTCCGCCTCCTCGACCCAAGCTACTGTAATGCCAGCGAAGCCTTTTACGGTCGTCTGGTTGCGATACAGCCCCTTAAATCTGAATTTTGCCTTCGTGCCTTTGTGGGTTATCTCATTATTGATGACGCGAAACTCTTTCGTTTCTCCCTTGCGATCAATTTCGTCCTTCAGTTCCTGATATGAGCTATCTTCAATGGACTGCTGAATCTCACGAAAACAAGCTATCCTGTCAGGCTTAAATCGTGCTCGCTCTGTAAGTATTGTAGTTACTGTTCTTGTTTTCCCGCTGTTGTGTGTAACCGTGCCATCAGCAAGCAAGAAAAGATGATCGCCATCAAGAGTGAACCCAGCGTATTCACCATTCCCGACATAAGACAATGACACCTCAGTCATCTTTCCACGTGTTGACTTGGTTTTCTCTGCTATCTTCCTTTTTACTCGGCATGGGATTGTATGAAGGTCGCCACTAACGAACACATCCCACACATCCTTTTCGTATATTCTTTTCTCGCCTTTATACTCAAAGGTGACATCAGTCTTTTTGATTATGCTTGACTTGAAGCCAAGCGATCTTGCCACATCCATCAAAGAGAAGGCCATTTCTTTATTTATTGATGTGAAAGAATAGCTTTTCTTTTTCTGGTCATAATGCGAATCAGTATCCAATAGCCCAGCCAGAATCTGAAGTCTTACCTGTCTGCTGTTTTTGATATAGCAGTCAGGTATGTGTTTATTATTAATCACCCCAAGCTGCTGCATTTTAGTTAGTAACGGGTTGGTGTTTTTCCCCATGCCAGCAGCTCGACCATTAGTTATCGCATAGACAGGGCATCTATCATCATCGCGAACCTTTACCTGCATCCCGTATTGGCTTGCCACGTTGTAAAGGTATTCAACTATCTCTGGATCAGGCGTGCACACTTCAACACTACGAGATGAGCCATCACCTAACCATAAACCAAGAAAGTACGGGTCAACTGGAACGCTTTGTTCCTGAAAATCCCATCCTGTTCGCCACCCTTTAAAGACATGGCGGAACTTTTTGGAAGTTGCGCGCGACAAATATTCTGAAACACCAATATTCAGTATTTCAGGTTCATTCGGGTAATAACGATAAATTCTTTTACCATCCGGTGTTTTTGTCTCGTCACTGATAGCAGATGGAATCTTTCGTAATGACAGTATGTGACTTGAGTTGACAGTGTAGTCATCAGCATATTTTTGATGAACCGTATACATGTCATCAAACCCCCGACAGATGTTTAAAACATTTCGTGGTTTACTGTCTGGACCCATAACCTTATCGCCAACAACGATATCCTCTACGCGTTTTAGGCTACCATCAAACATCCTCACCATCGTGCCGATGGCTAAGCATCCGCGCCCGCCAAACACAATCTTATTACGCTTGGGGTAAAGTAGCTTTTCCAGCTTTTCTGGTATCAGGTGATCAACGCCAATATCAGAGTCGCTAACGTCATCAACTCCGCTTTGCGTCATTTTTAGTTTGCGAACAATCTGCTTATCTGTATTAACAACACCGAACACCGCAGATTCAGGCGCATCAATCACGCCATCGCCAATAATCTCTTCGAGTTTTTCAATTGCTGGTGCTGAGAGTCTTTTGCGTGCCATATATAGATTCCTCATCAGGGCATCATTGAAGTGAATGCGGCAGGCGGTGATGAGTCGCTTTTCGGGTGCCCCCTAGCCGCATTGATTATTATAAATCAGTTACTGTTGCTGCTCCAGTAATTTCTCCAGTCGCTCAAGGCGTGCGGCGAGTTCGGTTAACTCTTTCACGTCAAGACCAACCTTAATCATAGATACAACCTGCGACGCCACATCGATTGGGAGCTCTCCACTGGAAACGGATTGAATGACATCCTCTATCTGCTCAACTGGAGTGGCATCCTTGCGGTATTTAAAATTAACCGGAGGTGCCATACTTTTTTGTACAGGACTGATGCGCAGGAATATCTCCTTCAACATTTGCACACCCTGAGTCGGGTTTTCCTCCGTCATCCTGATTGACGTGCGAATGAATGCGTCAAGAAACTCCTCTTCACCCATCCCGCAGCGCTTTAATGCTTCTATTAACCTGTTTCTGTAGCTTAAACCTCTTCCTGCTGGTTGATATTCAGCAGAAAACTTCATAATCGGATTTGGATTTGCCATGTCGTTTTCGTCTTTTCGTAAACCGAATACAAGTATATTAACACATGGCGTAGATAAAAAAGAAGCCAGCGCAATGCTGGCTTAAAGGGTGGTGAGGTGATGATCGATGAGATGATTGTACATCAGTTTTCGCATAACACCAAACATTACAGTTATTGCTTTGAACGTGAACTACTTCAATCGCATCAGGAAAGGCTTTGGCGATTGCTGCTATGAAGTGGTCGACTCCTTCAATCTGCGCAGCTTGCCATACCTCCTGCTTTGATTTTTGCGGCATCACTGATACCTCGCGGTTGAGTACATATGACGAAGCATGCTGTTATGCTCAACCACCATCATCATGCTGCCAACCTGAATGACGGCATGATGCTTCCCGGTCTCCTCATACAGAAAGTCAGCCTCTTCGCATGCAGCCTGTATATCGCTCCACAACATGATTCACCTCACGATAAAGTAGGCGGCCAGCGCAACAACAATCCAGAATGCCAGCAGAGCTGCGGCAATCAGTCTGCGTATGATGTAGGGTTTCATGACTTACTTCCGTTGAGCATGGCGGAGCGTAAAACCCGAGCAATGCGTTCACGAAGTTGCTGTGTCCCATGATATTCAATCGCAATATCGCGCAACTGATTAACCAGTTCGCGGATTTGATGGTCTTTCAGCACTACCTGACCTGGCCGCGCGTGGCGATAGAGCTTCGTCCCGTATGGCATTTGCTGAATGCCGACAAGCGGTCTAATCTCTCGCTCCCCAAAGGCTTCGTGGTCGCCATAAATTGAAACCACTTCTGCCACCGGCTCGCTGTCCAGTGCGGCCTTGCGTCGTTCCTGTAGTTCACGCAGGGCCGCGAGCGTTACACCGTGGATGATTGTCTGTACCTTATTCCCTTCTTTTGAGTGGTACTCAAACGTAGTACGGCGAAACTCGATTAGTTCCTGTAGCGTTTCGTCGTCTAACTTCTCACTGGCTACGGTCGGGTGAACAGGCGGCTTCACGGTGTTGGACTCCAGTTCGGCGATGCGCGCCTGCAACTCCTCGCAGTGGTCTGTTATCCCACGGCATTGAGTTTTCCAGTAGGTTTCCATACCCTGCGCCTTCTCCAGCGCCTCTACCAGCGCGAGGATGTTGGCATGATTAGCCAGAGCGTAAAATTTCTCCGCCGCCGCACGACCTTTCGAATACCGGGCGATAATGGCGAGCTCTTTGGCATCGATCGCTGCCGCTTTCAGGCTCTGCGCCAGTTCGGTGATATCAGTCATGCCGCACCTCCTGTTTGTTTTTATCTGCATAACGAACGTCGGCGCTGCGGTAGTCCATGCTGATATCCCACTCATAGCAGCCACAGGACGCCCTAAGAACCTCATCGGCTCCTGTCGGTCTCATGTCGTACAACGCATCAGCTATGACGTGAAGACGCTTTTCTGCTGGTACTTTTGCCAGCTCTGAGCGAATGTTTGAGATGTGATCAGCTATCGGTCGTCTGAAGTCATGCCTGCTCATTTGTCGGCCCCCTCGCGCATCTGCTTGGCGAAGTCTTCGGCGTGCTCGCCAGCAAGCCACCAGTTGTTTCTGATATCCGAAGAAATGGCCTGCATGGATTTCTCTCGGCATTTTTCGACAAACATCTCCACCCCATCAGCCTTAATCCCGGCTACGATGCGATCGGTGGCGGGGGTTTCGATATTGTTGAGAGCGTCAGTAAGCCCGCCCCTTTCCATACCAAGTTCGGCTTCATAGTCGGCATCAAATGCGGCGTTTTTGCAGAACGTCTTCAGCGCCACATTCTCCGCAGCCAGCTGCACGCACAGCTTTGCAATCTTGAGGTATTTTTCCTCTTTGATTGAGAGCTCACCACCGCCCTCAAGGTTTTTAATAATTTCATGAAATTCGTTAATTTCGATATCCATAAATCCTCACTTAACCGCCTGTAAACGCTCAAGCTCACGCATCAGCGCAGATACCCGGCGTTGCCGCAAAGTTTCTGCATGCTCTTTTGCCTGTTGCTCATCAAGCCAGTACTCACCACGTTTAAAGTAAACATCGCCAACTACAGCCACCTGCCCATCTGCGAATAGCTGTGCGCTTTCGTACTTCTGAATGCCACGGGTTAGCGCATACTTCGTGACCCATATAGTCTCAGCGCTTGCTGCGTTAGCGATAACCAGTAAAACAACTGCCAGTAATTTATTCATCGTTGCTAAACCGGTTTAGTTTCCACCAGATGACACGATAACCTGCTCAAGCACTCTCTGCTTTCCTTCGCCACTAAAAACGCGACAGACGCGCTTACCGTTGCTGTATGCATGCATCGCCTGCGCCATCATAAAGTTTTGCGCTTTCACTGCGCCCATTTCTGGTTCCAGTTGAGTGCGTGTGTAGATTGCTTTGGTCATTCTTCATCACCTCTTTGTTGTTGGTGTGGTAACTATACGATGGTGTCCAATCTACGTCAATATGATGGTAAAAATAAATCCGCTTGGGGTAAATTTTACCCCTGTGGGTAAGGCGTTGGGGAATAGGGTTGCCCCAAGCGCAAGCCTTGTCAGTAAAGGGATTTAACACTTTTGGGGAAGTGGGGCAATTTTGATACCCATCCCCTTGTATATATAAAAATGCCGCCAGTTTGTTAATTTATTGTTAAAGTAATACCTATAATATGAATGAT